CTTTTGTAAGTTGTGTGAGTTTCGGCGTACCGTCAGAGTAACACTGGAGGTGTTGTGTCCCAAAAACAACAATTGCTAATGTCTTGCCTAGTGCCCACATTAGCAGGGGTCTTACGCGTACTACAGAATCCCAAATTCGTTAACCTCGTTTGTAGGTTAAAGTTTGGGCGTTATAACAGGATTATCCTTTTTCTGTGGAAAACGTGGGGCCTTTTTAAGAAGATGAGAAGGAATCTGACAAACACGAAGTCAGAACGGTTACCATGTCAAGACCACCAGACGGACGAGACCGAGGTCTCTACAAGACGTCTGTGTTTAAACGAAACATTTGAAAAGGGTTTGTACAGAGATATTTTCCTAGACAATGACATACCAACCGTAATGGAGGAGAATCTACAGAAACTCCTTCATGCGGAAGGTGACAAGTTAAGGAGAAGGGCTGAATTTGAAACGAGTTTTGGTAAGACCAGACAAGTGAAAGTGCCGACAGTTGGAAGTTTAAGTTGTATCCAAACATGGTATGATGCTACGTTCCCTGGTAACTCAGTCAGGTTCTCAGATTTCGATGGTTATACCGTCGCGACCTCAGACCTGAATGTTGACGTTACTGACTGCAAGATTAAATTTGGGAAGAATTTCAAACCATTTGACTTTAAGGATACCCTGCGGCCTACTTTGAGAACAGCTATGCCAGAGAGAAGACAAGGAAGCTTAGCCGAGAGTGTACTTGCTTTGCGCAAGCGCAACTTGGCTGCACCTAGATTGCAAGGCGCGGTTAACGAGTGGCAGACTATAGAGAATGTGATTAAGAAAGCTTTGAAAGTGTTCTTTGTTGAAGCGTTGATTGACAGGTCCCACCATGCAACTTATGAGTCGTCTCTTAAGTGGTGGGATAAGCAATCAACAACGGCGAAAGCTCAGATGTTGGCAGATACAAGGCGGTTGTGTGATGTCGATTTTTGTACATATAATTTTATGATCAAAAACGACGTTAAACCCAAATTGGATCTGACACCACAAGTTGAGTACGCCGCACTACAGACGGTTGTGTACCCTGATAAAATCGTTAATGCTTTCTTTGGTCCTGTGATCAAAGAAATCAATGAACGTATTATTAGAGCGATGCAACCGCATGTGGTTTTCAACACTAGGATGACTTCGGATGAGTTAAATGAGACTGTCTCATTTTTACCTCCGAAGAAGTACCAAGCTCTTGAAATTGACTTTTCTAAGTTTGACAAATCGAAAACCAGTCTGCATATTAAGTGCGTTATAGCTCTTTATAAGCTTTTTGGTTTAGATGGCATTCTTAAGGTACTGTGGGAAAAGTCGCAATGCCAGACATACGTTAAAGATCGAAATTTCGGTCTGGAAGCGTATTTATTATATCAGCAAAAATCTGGAAACTGCGACACTTATGGTTCTAACACGTGGTCGGCTGCTTTGGCTTTACTTGATTGCCTGCCTCTAGAGTATGCGAAATTTTGCATTTTTGGAGGCGATGACTCTTTGATTCTTTTTGAGCCCGGTTTCACTGTGACAGACCCTTGCCAGAGATTGGCTGGGACATGGAATTTCGAATGTAAAATTTTTGATTTTAAAATTCCCATGTTTTGTGGGAAATTTTTAGTATTAATAGATAATAAATACTATTTCGTACCTGATGCTGCTAAGTTCATTGTGAAACTTGGAAGGACTGATGTAAAGGATGTTGAAGTCTTGAGCGAGATTTATATTTCGATCAATGATAACTACAAATCTTACAAAGACTTCAGAGTTTTGGAAGCGCTTGATAAGGCCTTAATTGACCGTTATCGCGCACCTTACAGTGCACTGTCAGCGTTGGTGACGTTATCTTATTACATATTTGATTTTAATAAGTTTAAGCAATTTTTCAACTGCAATGGAAGTTTTATAGATAAAAAAGTGAGAAGAGATTATGAATGGTGAATTCGCATCTTTTGGTGAATTTACTTTTGTAATTTTTAAATCAACTTTAATCTAGAAGATTTCCAATGGCCTCAAAAAGCGATGTTAATGTCCAAAGTGTTAAGATGGTGGTTGAGAATGGAACGTACCCCGGTGAATCTGAAAATTTCAAGAATCCTGAGGAATCAGTACAATCTCCTATCATTTGTGCTAGGTGTAACAGACCTTTGTTTAATGTAAGTGTTAATGGTTTTGATAACAAGTCATTCTGCTCACAACGGTGTCTCAAGCGCGAGCTGTTTAAGGCTGAGTACCAGCGGAGGGCTGAGATCTACGCTAGGCATGGGCTGCCTATTCGGAGGTGTGCTTTGAACAATTTCCCTGGTAAGAACTGTGGTATGCTCGCTCTGATAAACGAAAATTCGTCCCTGCTCCCAGAGGATAACGAGCAACCAATTTACTTCCAAATGGAATATTGTGGAAAGGCGCATAACGATGAAGGACGTGCCCTTGCAAGCGCGGATCACGCTGAACTGCAGGCTCAGGCTATACTGAAACGCATTGAGGATGTTAAAGCGGGATGTGCTATGAAGGTCAGAACCTACACTACATTACTACGCAAAGTGTCAAGCGGCTTGGTGCCTGAACGGTTGCAGAG